ATGTAGTTGTAGTAAATTGTCTCGGAATCTAGCCGGATATAACCCGAAGCAGCCAGTCCAACAGTCGAGCTAAGCGTGATGGTTGTATTAGATGCAGTAATATTTCCATTTAATGTGGATCCTGTAGGATTTGTTTCACCAGAAAGACGTTGAATCCAAACCTGAATAGGTCTGGCTTGTGTAATTTTATTGGGGATAGTGGCGTAAGTAGAAACACTAATACGTGTAATGTTTAAGTCCGCCTGAGTCGAAGAACTGTTTGCGCCCGTCCTGATGACGTGATCCAGCAGGTCAATCGTATCCGTAGGGAGTGGGTAAGTATTTAAACCGGGAGTCAGGTCAAAAGAGCCCTGCTCAATAGTCCACATGTTCAAGCCACGGTTTGCAAACTCAATGGTCAAAAGATTCATTGACCGGCGAGCGGTACGAAGATCGTAACCAGAACGCATCTCACGACCGGCCCGCTCCCATGCCTCCTCAGCAATCTCTGAGAATTCCATGTTGAAAATGGAGGAGCCGGTAGTAGTCATCTTTTGGCAGTCTTAGCTGATTGAATAAATGCTTCTTCAGTCGGGGCACCCTTGGATCCGGGCTCCCTCATTCTTTCTTTAGATCCGCGCTTGATCCGTTCTTGCTTCTTGTGGATGTTTTCGTACAAACCACCCTTTGAATATTCCAGAAAGTCCGTGTCATCACGGCGTTTCATCTTTTTAACTTTTGGCATTTTCTGGGGATTGATGTCCCCCATGCCTCTTGATGCCATCATAATATTTTCCTAAGTGTGTTGCGAGCCTTTTACCATTACACATCTATACGCCACAGAATAATCTTTGTCATTTATTTGAAGGACTATTGCCCTTGCCGCCTCGTGGGCAAACGTTAAGCATCTGTCTTTACTCTCAAACAACATAAAGGGCGTCCCCTCTATAGGGCTACATTTTATCGCAACACACAGCAGGAATTCTGCAATAAACATTTACACGAAACGGCCCTTTGTCTTACCTTTAACAGCACAACCGTCGGCGCGTTTAGAAGCAGAAGAAACTGAACCGCCTTTAGCGTAAGGCTTTGCAGGAGGCATTTTTTTCTCGGCTGGCTTCTTTTCTTCGGGCTTCTTTGCGGGCAAAGGAAAGGATGTATCGGGCATTGGCATGGCTTTGTTATAAGCCTCGTCCATCTTCACGGCATCCTTGGCGTCCTTAACCTCTTGAAGCATTTGCTCTTTAGTAGCCATATAGCTCTCCTTAGCAGGTCATGCCGCCTTTTTTGAGCAACTTGCCTTTGGTCTTGCCGCGTTCAGCAATGCCGTCAGCGCGCTTAGAAGCAGAGCCCATAGAAGGCTTAGCTGTCTTTACAGCACCCATCTTGGATGGAACTGCGCCGCCCTTTTTCATGTTCAGGGTGCCCATTTCTTTGGCAGTGGGCATAGGCTTGGTGATACCACCGCGCTTCATTTTGCCTTCTTCCATTTCATGTTTCATCATGGATTTAGGGGCGCCCTTTTCTTTCATGAAGGACACTTCTTTTTTAACCATAGCTTTGGATTCTTTCATATCACCACCTTTTGAGAATGTTTTGCCTTTATCGGCTTTGGAGAACTCTTTACCCACTGATTGAGGAACGCCAACTTTCTTGGCGAACGAAGGCGAGTGAGCGATCGCCTCCATGAAATTATGTTGCTTCTTGCTTACGCTAGGCATTACTTACTCCAATATCCCTGAAACAATTGTGTAAGCATAACACCTAATGCGCCACCTGCTCCGCCAATCATCATTAAAGTTTTCCAGCCGCCCTTGGCTTCGGACAACGTGTTCTGGATTTTACCAAGACACTTCTTTATTTCGTCCATATCTTTTACCAAGCGATCCATATCATCTTGGAGATGTTTGATATCAGCCGCGTGTGTGGCTAGTTCCCTAACCGTGCTCAATTCGTTAGTTTCCATGTTAACAATTCCATGCTTTTAGCGCCAGCGCTTTACGGGTGGGTTTACCTTTTTCGTCCTTCATCGGTCCCTTCACGCCTGACATCCTCGCACAGAAAGAGCTTCGCCGTTTGGCATCTTTCTCCGTCTTCGGCTTCGGGGCTGGGGGCTTTAACCCCGGCTTGCCCGGATTGGCTTTGTTGTAGGAGGCGCGGCCTTTGGCGTTCAATCCGCCTTTGGGGTCCTTGCCTTCTTTCCTCTGCCATGCTTCTGACTTAGCCATTTTAACCCTGCATGTAGTTTTCAATAAGAACTATCTCAAAGAAACCCGCCGCTTCATTGTTTGCCGCCCCGCCAATTGCTTCGCCTTGAATGCGAGTTTTTTCAGCAATTGAGAGAGGGTAGGGAAATGGTTGAGTTGAAATATTGTTATTGGTAACAATCAGCGGGCCAGTGATGGCAATTCCATTTGTTCCCACAAAACGAGTTCTTGCAGTAATTAAGCTGGTTCCAGTATCTTGTGCCAAACCAATTCGCGCAATTGCCAAGTAGCCAGTGTAGCCAGCGGGTACTGTGTATTGGCTTGACGTTGTATTGTTATAGCCTACAGCAATTACGTTATAGATCGTTGCTGGTACGCCAGCAGTTACAACGCCAGAACCAATGTAAATGATGCCCGCATTTGACAATCCAGTACCTGCCGTTGTAACCAACATACTGTTGATACGCAAAAATGATTTGGTAGTCGTTACGGCGGTCTGACCATTCATGGTGACCGTATCAGTAATAACATCGTAATTGGCGTCTAAGCCCGAAATCAGTACAGTTCTTGCACCAGTTCCCGCCGATGTATCGCTGGCGCTAGATGAACTTACAGTCATCTGTAAAGCGGCAGCGGGAAATGATAAGTCTCCAATAGGAGTAATCATCTCCCACGCCGTGTCAACATCGGAGTTATAACCAGACACTGTAACCACAGAATGACCCCCAACCTGCCCGCGAGCAAGCTGGAGTTCAAACGGCTCGGTAGTCCCTACGCGAGTAATTGACGACCAAAGGCCAATGTTAGCCATGATTAGGAGCTCTGCTCGCCCAACAGGGGATCAGCAACAAAATAGAGGATGGTACCTACTACAGTACCGCCTGTAGGAGCGTCACCTGTGTTAGCGCCGCCAGTGATATATACCAAGTCGGTAGCAGACATTACGGAGCCCAAAGAGGCACCTGTACCGCTATCGCCCCAGACCACTTGCTTTTTGCCAGCATCGGCAGCGTAGTTGTCAATCAAAGCAGTAGGGCTAGCAGTGCCAGCGCCGTACAGTGTAAAGCCCATATCCATAGTAGGAGTGGTTCCGCCTGTACCTGTAGCGTCAAATTGAATAGCCGTGATAATCGCGCCAGCGGGCAGGATCACGGGAGTAGTGTCGGTTGAAGAAACCTGAACGCGAGTGGTGTTTACTAAGGTAGGGTCGAAGTAAAACTGAGCAGCCATAACCATAGAACCGCAATAAGCAGTACGTGTTTGATCGCCGCCACCAGAACGCCAAATTGATTGGGTGGTTGAAAGTGCCATTTTAAATTGTCCTTCGTACAAAGATTAGCTAGTCAGTTGTGTACGCATCTGCCGGATCAGTCTGACTAACCGGAAAACCCGGATACCTCGTTTATATCATAGGTCCGGATTGGGGTCAACATATTTAAAATGTTTGCCAGCATTTTTCCCCTTTGTGATAGGTTTGTTGGATTTGAGCGCTCGGGCCAGCGCCCCCGGAGACATTTCAAATTTTTCCTTCACATCCTTAAGGCTTGGATACACAATGCCCGTTGTAACTTCAATTACAGATTTGTTAAATTTTGCCAAATGTTCTTCACTTTTTTTCTTGCCCTTCCTCATTTCGCTTAACTTTAGCTTGGTTTGCTCGCTTGCCTTTTTGCCAAGATTGGCTTGTCGAATTAAATCCTTTGTTGCATCCGAGACGGGCTTGCCAGATCTGTTCTTGCTCATCAATAGTTTTGATTTTTCTGAATGTTTTTTTCCCTTAGAGGGATGTGGATTGTTTTTATAAAACTCAGTAAGAGACGCAGAAAGCGCAAGTTTGTGACTTTCCGTTCTAACAACCCCCCTATTTGAGTTGTCTACGTAGCGGGCAAAGTTGTAACAATTGCCCTTGCCATGATGCTCGTCAAGCCATTTTTGCTCAATTTTTGGTAGATCATCTTTGTTGTCAACAACCTCAACCACCCTAAACACAAAACTAGATTCGCCATATTTATTCCAAGCCGCTTGCAAATGGGGGCAATGGTGCTTGTTTGCGCGTAAATCCCGAAGGTGCTTCCTCCTTCTTGCGGAATAAATTATTGAACTACCAATGTAAAACTTTGCGTTTTCAATGTTGATGATTTTGTAAATGACCGATTGATTCTCGTAATCCATACAACCCCCAAAGTGATTTCGATACAGACAAGTATACTACACATTTGGCTAATTTACAAGATAAAAAACAAAAAAGGCCCCGAAGGGCCTTTCCAAATCTCGCTAAGTGTTTGATTTTATTAGGTCGAACCGGGCGAACCAAAAATACCGAGGGGGTCAGAAACGCCGAATGAATAGCGTTCTCTTGCCTTGTACCTTACGTTACCCGTATCAAAATCCCCATCCATTGATGTCTGCATCGGTGTACGCACGAAATGCTTCAAACCGTTAGGCACGTCTGTCAACAGGAACCATGCGTTGGTGTCTGTCAAGAAGTGGTTTAC